TCATAGGTGATACAGCAACCCATGCAAACTGAACAAAATCAAGCACTTAACGATAAAGAAGTCGTTATAATACCCCATTTAGAGGAAAATATTTCTCTACCTAGAAACGCTCGTGACGCATTACCTGATTTAACTAACGAAGAAGAGTTAGAAATGCTAACTAATACCATGAGGCTTCTCTCAGACATAACCGGAGAGCCTATCCAAGCTACAAAAGAAGATATTGCGGAAGCAAAAACAGTAATATCAACTATGATTAAAGAGCCTCAAACCAAATTACAACTAAAAAAATATAAAAATGGTACATTAGCAAGCTTAGCAGGTATGGTTGCAGAGTTAGATGCACAAGTTGTAGATGACTTGAAGGATTTAAAGACGTTTGTGGTAAATGGACTAATAAAAGAAGCTGCTACTGCTGAGAAATCTAAAGAAAGAATTACAGCATTACGTGCAATCGGCGAGGTAGATGGAGTAGATGCATTTAAAAAGACTACAGAAGTCATACATAAGAGCATGTCATTAGATGATATTGAAGATAAATTAAGAACATTAGTAAATAGAATAGAAAAACGTATTCAAGATAAAAAATCTGAAGTTATAGACGCAGAAATAGTAAAAGATGAGTGATGAAAAGAAGGAACAAGAGGCTCGGATAGCGAGTTTACTTATATTTTTACAGTCTAATAACAAGTATTTAGAAGAAAAAGAAGCTGAGCTAGTTGATGGACTAGTAGAGGCTATGGGTGGTAAGATAGTACAAGATGTAGGTAGTACAAGTTTTTTAGAATTTATACAACATGTTTATCCAGGTTATATGGTAGGAGCGCATCATGCTAGGTTGGCTAAGATATTTGAAGATATTGCTGCAGGAAAGAAAAAACGAGTTATTGTCAACATTGCACCTCGCCACGGGAAGTCGGAACTTATATCCTATCTTGCGCCAGCATGGTTTCTTGGTAAATTTCCTCACAAAAAGGTTATTATGGCGTCTCACACAGCTGACTTGGCGGTTAGTTTTGGTCGTCGTGTCCGTAATTTGGTGGGCTCAGATGCGTATAAGGATATTTTTCCGGAAGTAGAATTACAAGCTGACAGTAAGTCGGCATCAAGATGGGGGACAAACTCTAATGGAGAATATTTTGCGATTGGTGTGGGTGGCGCCCTCGCTGGTCGCGGGGCTGATCTTTTTATCATTGATGATCCACACTCCGAGCAGGATGCAAAACTTGGACGGCCTGATGTATTTCTTCCTGCTTGGGAGTGGTTTCAGTCTGGCCCTCTTCAACGTCTTATGCCGGGCGGTGCGATTATTGTAGTGATGACACGTTGGTCTAAACTTGATCTGACTGGGCAGATTGTGAACCAGATGATTAAGAATGAAGATGTAGATCAATGGGAAGTAGTTGAGTTTCCTGCAATCATTGAGGATAAAGAAGGTAATGAAAAGCCATTATGGCCTGAGTTTTGGAGTTTAGAAGAATTATTAAGTAAAAAAGCAGCACTTGATGTTAGATATTGGAATTCACAGTACTTACAGAACCCAGTATCAGAAGAAGGTGCGTTAATTAAAAGAGAATGGTGGAAAATATGGGAAGGTGAAGATCCTCCTATTTGTGAATTCACTATTATGAGTTTAGATGCAGCCCAGGAGGCAAATAATAGAGCGGACTATAACGCGCTCACCACTTGGGGCGTCTTTTTTAACGAAGAAACCAATAACTATAATATAATACTATTAAATTCAATTAAAAAACGGTTAGAGTTCCCTGACCTTAAAGAATTAGTACTACAAGAGTATAAAGAATGGGAACCTGATGCGTTTATGGTTGAAAAAAAGTCTAACGGTGCAGCACTCTACCAAGAAATGCGTAGAATGGGCTTACCTATTGGTGAGTTTACGCCTGGTAAAGGACAAGATAAGATTAGTCGAGTCAATGCTATTTCGGATTTGTTTAGAAGTGGTATAGTGTGGGCTCCTGATAGACGTTGGGCGCATGATGTAATAGAAGAATGTAACGATTTTCCTAGTGGTGCCAATGATGACTTGGTAGATAGCACTACTTTAGCATTAATGAGGTTTAGACAAGGTGGATTTATTAGGCTACCTAGTGATGAACCTGAAGAAATACCAGGATTTAAGAGTTCTAGAAATAGATTGTACTTAGTATGAAGATTATTGTTGCTGTTATTACATTAAGTCTTATGGGATGTGCAAACTTTGCTGCATCAGTAACAGGCACATTTATAGGCAACATAGCATCGGACAGGTATTTAAAGGAACTTGATAAGAATGAAAAAAATACAAACCCCGTGCAAACAGATATGCGAGTTAGATGTAAAACAAAATATATGCAAGACGTGCAAAAGAACAGAGGACGAAATAGCAAGTTGGTTAGATTACACACCGGCAGAACGCAAAGCTGTAATGAAACAGATCAAGGATAGATTATGGCAGATATAGATAAAAGTTTAGCACAAGCACCTAAGGGAATAGAAGAGTTGGCTATGAGTCAACCAGACCTATCTATTGAAATTGAAAACCCAGATAGTGTAACGCTTGATGATGGTAGCATGGAAATTACTATTATTCCTGGCAAAGAAGTTAAAGACGACGAATTTAATGCTAACTTAGCAGAGGATATGGATGAAGGCCAACTAACTGAGTTATCAGGTGATTTAATTGGTGAGTATGATGCTGATATTAATTCAAGAAAAGATTGGTTAACAACTTATGTGGATGGCTTAGAGTTACTAGGCTTAAAAGTTGAAGATAGAACAGAACCATGGCCAGGCGCGTGTAATGTGTATCATCCGTTGATGACAGAAGCGCTAGTTAAGTTCCAAGCAGAAACAATGATGGAGACATTCCCTGCCGCAGGTCCAGTTAAGACAGTCATTATTGGTAAGCAAACAAAAGAAAAAGAAGATGCTGCTGAACGTGTAAAAGATGATATGAATTATCAGCTCACGGATATGATGCCTGAATACAGACCAGAACATGAACGCATGCTATGGGGTCTAGGCTTATCTGGTAATGCATTTAAAAAAGTTTATTATGATCCTAACATTGAGCGTCAAGTATCAATGTATGTCCCTGCCGAAGATATTGTAGTTCCATACGGCGCATCTAATTTAGAAACAGCAGAACGCGTCACACACGTGATGAGAAAAACAAAAAATGAATTACATAGATTACAAGTTGCAGGATTCTATCGTGATGTAGATTTAGGCGAGCCATTCTTAGATGTAGATGAAGCTGAGAAAAAGATTGCAGAAAAATTAGGATTTAATCCTACAGAGGATGACAGATATAAGATCCTTGAGATGCATGTTAATTTAGATTTAGAAAATGGTGATAGTGAGAACGGTATCGCGCTACCTTACGTTATAACAATTGAAAAAGGTACAGGCACTATTTTAGCAATACGTCGTAATTGGAATCCAGATGATAAATTAAAAGCTAAGCGTCAACACTTCGTACACTACGGATATATTCCAGGATTCGGTTTTTATTGTTTTGGTTTAATTCATTTAATCGGAGCATTTGCTAAATCAGGCACAATGATTCTACGTCAGTTAGTAGATGCAGGTACACTATCTAATCTTCCCGGCGGTCTCAAGTCTCGTGGGCTACGCATTAAAGGTGATGACACTCCGATTGCTCCAGGTGAATGGCGTGATGTAGATGTACCAAGTGGTGCAGTGCGTGACAACATCTTACCACTCCCATATAAAGAGCCAAGTCAAGTTCTTAATCAGTTAATGAATCAGATCATCGAAGAAGGTAGACGTTTTGCATCAGCTGCTGATATGAAAGTATCTGATATGTCTGCTAATAGCCCAGTTGGTACTACACTAGCAATTCTCGAACGTACATTAAAAGTAATGAGTGCAGTACAAGCGCGTATTTACTATGCAATGAAACAAGAGTTTAAATTACTCAAAGGTATTATTCGTGATTACACTCCAACAGAATATTCATATGAACCTGAAATAGGGGATAGACGTGCTAAACAATCTGATTATGATAATGTAGATGTTATACCGGTAAGTGATCCTAACGCTGCTACGATGTCACAAAAAGTTGTACAGTACCAAGCTGTGATGCAGATGGCTCAATCAAATCCACAAATCTATGATCAAATAGAACTTAATAAACAAATGCTTGAGGTATTAGGTGTTAAAAATATTGGTAAGTTAATTCCTAGTGCTGAAGATCAATCGCCAAAAGATCCTGTATCAGAAAATATGAATATCCTTAATGGTAAACCCGTTAAAGCGTTTATATATCAAGATCATCAAGCACATATTCAAGTACATATGATGGCTATGCAAGATCCTAAAATACAACAAATGGTAGGACAAAATCCTCAAGCAGCTGCAATTCAAGCCGCAGCTATGGCACATATTAATGAACATGTAGCGTTTGAATATAGAAAACAACTTGAAGAACAATTAGGTGTACCACTTCCAGCGCCAGATGAAACATTACCTGAAGACGTTGAATATGAATTATCTAAAGTTATGGCTGAAGCTGCTAAGAAACTTGCTGCTAAATCTGCTGCTGAAGCACAACAAGAACAAGCTCAACAGCAAGCACAAGACCCAATTATTCAAATGCAACAACAAGAGTTGCAGTTAAAAGCTCAAGACTTACAGATTAAACAACAAAAAACAATGGCAGATATTCAAGCTGAACAAACTAGATTAGCACTTGATAAGATGCGTATTGAATCTCAAGAACGTATTGCTGGTGCTCAATTAGGTGCTGATACAGTAATGGCTAATAAAGAATTAGAAGCTAAACAATTAGTAGAAGGCGCTAAACTTGGTGTACAAGTCGTACAACAAAATAAACAACAAAAGGAATCACAACAAACAGAGGAGTAACACATGGATCAAACGCTAGAGCTATTATTGTCTCGAATAGATGATCAGCGCAAAACAGTATTAATAAATTTAGGAGACGGAGCAGCAAAAGATTTTGCTTCGTACCAAAATATGACAGGGTATATACGAGGTCTATCCGTCGCAGAAAGTATTATCAAAGACCTTGCACAAAGAATGGAGACATTTGAAGATGAGTGAACAAATACTCACAATGAATAAAGATATTGTCGATGCAGCAGGTCGGCCTATTAATATTCCAACAATAAACGAAGTACAAGCAGAAGATATACCAATAGAAGAAAGAGGGTTGCAATTACCTGAACCAAAAGGGTATAAGATTTTATGTGCAATTCCAAATGCTGCAGAAGAATATGAAAGTGGTTTAGTTAAAGCTGCACAAACTAGAACCATTGAAGAACATTCTACAGTTGTTTTATTTGTAGTAAAAGTAGGTGATTTAGCTTACAAAGATGAATCAAGATTTCCTACTGGTCCATGGTGTAAAGAGGGTGATTTTGTTCTAACACGTGCATATGCAGGTACTAGATTTAAAATCCACGGAAGAGAATTCCGCATTATTAACGATGATACCGTTGAGGGTGTAGTTCAAGACCCACGCGGTTATACACGCGCATAGGAGAAATATATGGCTGAAGTTAAAGATGGTGATATTGTATTTGAATATCCCGACGACGATGAAATAACAGGTAATAAATTACCTGATGAAAAAGAAGTAAAAGTTTCTGCTGAAAAGAATGAAGTTAAGGTAGAAACAAAAGCAGATGATATTGATCTTGAAATTGAAGACGATACACCTCCTGAAGATAAAGGCAAAGAACCTTTACCTAAAGAAAAAGTTGAAGAGCTAGAAAATGATACTTTAGAAGATTATTCTGAACGTGTTAAACAACGTATGGCTCAGCTTAAAAAAGTTTGGCATGACGAAAGACGTGCTAAAGAAGCTGCAGACCGTGAAAGACAAGAAGCAATTAGATTTGCACAACAAATTGCAGAGGAAAATAGAAAGCTTAAAACTAGTTTAGAATCAGGTGAATCAACTTATATTGAAACACTTAAAAATGCTCTAGAAAGTGAACTTGCTTTAGCTAAAGAATCTTACCGTAAAGCTTATGATACAGGTGAAACAGAAAGTATAATTGAAGCACAACAAAAAATGAATGACGCTCAGTTTAGACTGTCACAAGCTAAACAATATGAGCCTAGATTTAAAAATACTTTACAAGATGATAAAAATCCTGTATATATACAACCTAATGAACAACCTTCATTTAAACCAGACGATAGAGCTTTAAAATGGCAAGAAAAGAACGATTGGTTTGGTAAAGATGAAGAAATGACTAGCTTAGCGCTAGGCTTACATGAGAAATTAGTTAGAAGTGGGATCAGTCCTACATCTGATGAATATTACCGTCGTATTGATACTACGATGCAGAAACGATTCCCAGAATACTTTGGGGATGCAACGCTAGACGAGGAAACACCCGCCCAGCGCACAAAACCTTCGACTGTAGTTGCTCCGGCAACGCGTAGTACCGCGCCTAAAAAAGTACGATTGACGAAGACACAAGTAGCGTTAGCTAAGAAATTTGGGCTAACACCGGAACAATATGCAAGAGAAACTTTAAAATTGGAGAATGCAAATGGATAATAAAAGAATAGATCGTGAACAAGACACAAGAGATGAATTTCAAAGACCTGATAGCTGGAAACCTGCATCATTACTACCTGAATTTAAAAAGGTACCTGGTTGGGCTTATCGTTGGATTCGTACAAGTGTTATGAACGAGGCTGATAATCTAAATGTATCTTCCAAAATGCGTGAAGGATGGGAACCCGTTAAATTAGCGGACCACCCTGAAATGAAACTAATGGTTGACCAAAATTCCCGTTTCAAAGACGGAGTTGAAATT